TGTTTCGGCACATGAGCCGGCCGGAGGACTACTGGAATTACCACGGCCACGAGCTCCCGTTCGTCGGCTTCGAGGAGCTCACCAACTGGTCCTCGCCCGACTGCTACACCGTCATGTTCGCGTGCTGTCGCTCGAGCGATAAGCGCGTGCCGCGCATCGTGCGCGCGACCACCAACCCATACGGCGTCGGGCACTCGTGGTGCAAGGAGCGGTGGCGACTCGCGGGCCAGTGGTGGAAAACCATCACGACCACCGACTCGAAGGATCTGGCCGGCAAAATCGAGCCGCCGCGCTGCGCGATCTTCGGCGACGTGGCCGAGAACAAGATTCTCACCGAAGCCGACCCGGACTACATGGATCGCATCGCGGCCGCCGCCACCAACAAGAGCATGGCCGCGGCTTGGCTCAAGGGTTCGTGGGACATCGTCTCGGGAGGCATGTTCGGCGACGTGTGGAACCCGCAGCGCAACGTGGTCCCCGCGTTCGACGTGCCGAGCTCGTGGAAGCTGGACCGCTCGTTCGACTGGGGGAGTGCGGCACCGTTCTCGGTGGGGTGGTGGGCTCAGTCCGACGGCACCGATTTGCAGCTCAAGGACGGGCGTTGGCTGTCGACGGTGCGTGGTGACCTGTTCCGTGTGGCTGAATGGTACGGGTTCACGGGCAAGGCCAACGAAGGGCTTCGGATGTTGGCTGTCGACATCGCTGCGGGCATCATCGAGCGGGAGATCGCGTGGGGCTGGCGTCGCGGTCGTGAGTCCCGGGTTCGTCCCGGCGTTGCGGACTCGTCGATTTTCGCGGTTGAGAACGGCGTCTCGATCGCCATGGACATGGAGAAGCCGGTCCGCGTGAACGGATCGATCTATCCCGGCGTCTCGTGGGTCCCGGCTGACAAAAAACCGGGCTCGAGGAAGAGCGGCTGGGAGATGATGCGCAAGATGATGTCGGCCGCCACCCCCAAGGATGGACCGCGCGAGACGCCCGGTTTGTTCGTGGTGGGCGAGCAGTGCGAGCAATTCCTACGCACGGTTATCAGCCTTCCGCGTGATGAGAAAGACCTCGACGACGTAGCCGACACGGCCGAGGACCATATTGCAGACGAGACGCGCTACCGTGCGCGGATGGTTGGCGGCGGCGTGAAGAGCGGTCGAACCGTAGGCATGTTCTAGGACACGCGGGTAAGGTGTTGGCGACTCCAGGAGCCCGAAAAACCATGACGTCAGGCGTTGACACCCAGCATCCGCTGTTCGTTGCACGAGAGCCCGATCTTAAGATCATGCGCGACGCGGTCGAAGGCGAACGGCAGATCAAGGCTGCTGGCACCACGTACCTCAAGCCGACCTCGGGCATGATCGAGGACGGCATCCTGGTCGGACAACCCGGGTGGGCGGCGTACGACGCCTACCGGTCGCGCGCGCGCTACCCCGACCTCGTGAGTGAAGCAGTCGAGTCGTTGCTCGGCGTGATGCACCGCAAGCCGCCGACCATCGAGCTCCCTGAGTCGATGGAAGACATGCGGGAGAAGATCACGATCCGCGGCGAGTCGATGGATATGCTCCTACGCCGGATCAACGAAGAGCAACTGACGACGGGGCGCGTCGGTTTGATCGGTGACGTGATCGGGACAGGCGACCGCGAGGGCGAGCTCTACGTCGCCATGTACCACGGCGAGAAGCCGATCAACTGGGATGAAGGTGCGAACGACGCGGACGAACCGAACAAGCTGCAACTGGTTGTGATCGACGAGACCGCGCAGGAGCGGGTTGACACGTTCACGTGGGAGGAAAAGAAGAAGTACCGGGTCCTGATGCTAGGCGACGGTCAGCCGATCGAGCCCGACGAGGACGGTGACGCGCCTGCACCGGAGGGTCCGTACGGCGTCACCGTGGTCGACGACGGTGAGACGTTCGATCCCTCATCGATCCAGACACCGAACATCCAAGGGCGCACGTCCGAGGAGATCCCGTTCGTGTTCATCAACACGAAGGACGTCGTTCCGCAGCCTGATGCCCCGCCGATGCTCGGGCTCGCGAACCTGTGCCTCGCGATCTATCGCGGCGAAGCCGACTACCGGCAAGCGCTGTTTATGCAAGGCCAGGACACGCTGGTCACGATCGGTCTCGCCAACGCCGAGGACGAGGATGGCGAGAAGGTTCGGGTCGGGGCCAACGCCCACATCAACATCCCGAACGTGGCTGGCGACGCCAAGTACATCGGTGTCGAGTCCGACGGCTTGCCTGAGATGCGCTCGGCGCTCGAGAACGATTATGACCGCGCCGCGCAGCGTGGTGGCCAGCTACTCGATACGGTCGGCGGTCCGGCTGAGAGCGGCGAAGCTTTGCGGATCCGGGTGTCGGCATCGACTGCGACGCTGACGCAGATCGCGATTACTGGCGCGTTCGGACTGCAGTCGCTGTTGCGCATCCTGGCGCGCTGGATGGGCGCTGACGCCGAAGCCGTGATCGTCACCCCCCACCTGGACTTCGTCGCGTCGGCGGGCTCCAAGACGATCGTCGAGCTCACCACGGCCAAGACCCTCGGCGCACCGCTTTCGTGGGAGACCATCCACGAGCGCGCGCAGGAGGAAGGCGTCACGGAGATCAGCTTTGAGGAAGAGAAGGAACGGCTCATGGCGGAGAGCGAGGACGAGGCGCTCAATTTGCGCGGGCCGGACACCGAGGAAGGCGATCCGGAAGAAGAGGAAGATATGGAGGGCGAGGGCGAGGGCGAGCCCGAGGACGAGCCTGACCCGAACGACGACTCGGAGGACTGATTCATGGGCGAGACAAAGGTCGTCGGGACCGTACTCTCGCCGCGGTGCTCGTGCTGCGACGCGGTCGCCGTTCGCATCTACACGGTGGGCCAGATCAACCGCTACACGATGGCGTGCGGCGCGGTGTTCGAGCGTCGCTTCGGTCAGCGCTCGTACAAGGTGCTGACCCCATGCGGGGATGACGATGGCCAGCCGGAAACGTAGCAAGCAGCGACGGACGCAGCTCTCGATTGAGCCGCTCACCGCGAACGATCTGATCTTCGATGCCATGGTGCGGCACCAAACCGGCGTGCTACGGATGGCATCTGGTGTCGGGCGCTCCGTCAACCGGATCCTCGACGCCACGGAACGCGACCTCCGCCGAGCGATCCGCGATCGCGTCGGAGCTGCCGGATTCGAGAGTTCGGCTCAGGTCACCCGACTCGAGGCGCTGTTGGCGGAGGTTGTGGCGATCCGTGGACCAGCATGGGCGGATGCGACCTCGGTGATGCTGGGCGAGGCGTTCCAATTCGCGATCGCTGAGCCCGACCTTATCGATCGGATCATGAAGACGGTGCTGCCGGTGCAGATCGACAGCAAACTCCCCGGCGCGCGTCGGCTCCGCGCGATTGTCACGCGGCGGCCGTTCGAGGGACGTGTGTTGCGCAAGTGGGCGCAAAAACTCGAGCGCGACGACATCGCACGGATCCAGGGACAGATCCGGATCGGGCTCATCCAAGGGGAGACGCCACCGCAGATCGCTCGGCGCGTAGTGGGCTCAGCCAGGTTGCGCGGCCGCAACGGCGTCACCCAGATCACACGGCAGCAGGCGCAGTCGATCATCCTCACCGCGAACAACCACATCGCCAACCAGGCGCGGCGCGAGTACTACCGCGAAAACGACGACATCCTCAGCCAAGAGCTCTACACGGCGACGCTCGATGCGAGCACGACGCCGATCTGTCGACGGTGGGACGGTCACATCTTCCCGATCGGGAAGGGTCCGATCCCTCCGTTGCACTTCCGGTGCAGGTCGCTGCGGTCCCCCGTGTTCGATGGTGAGATCCTCGGACAACGCCCGATGAAGCCGACCACCGAGCGCATGCTGTTGCGAGAGTACTCCGCAGCCAACGGCCTTGAGCGTGTGCCGATCAAGCGGGCGCAGCTCCCGCGCGGGCACAAGGGGAAGTTCGACGCGTTCTCGCGCGTGCGCGTGCGCGAGCTCATCGGGCGCGTCCCGGCGAAGACTACCTACCAGCAGTGGCTCGGTTCCCAGAGCTCCGCGTTCCAGAATGACATCCTCGGGCCGACGCGCGCGAAGCTATTCCGGGACGGCAATATCACGCTGGATCGCTTCGTCACAGCGCAGGGTCGGGAGCTCACGCTGGCCGAGCTCGCGGTCCGTGACGCGTCGGCATTCCGAGCCGCCGGGCTTGACCCAGCGGACTTCACGGGTCAACGTTCCGCGTAGAAGCCAAAACCAACCCATAACCCGTCCGGGCATGGTCCCCGGCGAAGGAGTGCCCATGGTGGTCCTCAAGGACACGATGACGGCCGAAGAGCACGGCGCGATCGACGCGCACTACCAAGAGCTCTACACGGAACGCGACGGCAAGTTTGAGATCAGCGGAATCCAAGGCGTCAAGTCAGGCGCGGACGTGGCACGGGTCACTACGGCGCTCGAGAAAGAGCGCACCGACCACAAGGCCACCAAGGGCAAGCTCAACATTTGGGGCGACCTGGACCACGAGGACGTCGTCGGCAAGCTCGACCGAATGCCCGAGCTCGAGGCCGCTGCGAATGGCAAGCTCGATGATGCGGCCATCGACGAGATCGTCACGAAGCGGTTCGACGCCAAGATCCGTGCAACGATCGCGCCGCTCGAGCGGCAGGTAGCCACGCTTACTACCGAGCGCGACGGGTTCGCCGCCGAGAACGACGGGTTCAGGACGACCGAGCGCCGGCGCAGGATCGGCGACGCGATCGGCGCGGTCTTGGCAGAGGCCAAGGTGGTGGAGTCGGCGCGACTCGATGCCGTCATGTTGGCGCAGGGGCACTTCGAGATCACCGAGGATGGGGCGATCATCACGCGCGAAGGCGTGCCAGGTATCTCGGCTGGCAACGACCCCAAGGGCTGGCTCACGGAGCTCCAGCCGACGCGAGGGCACTGGTGGCCGGGAAGCTCTGGTGGTGGAGCTCGGGGCTCGGACGGCAACGCGTCGGCGTTCGGTGGCGTCAACCCGTGGGCCGCGAAGACCTGGAACATGACCAAGCAGGGACAGTTCTTGAAGGCTCACGGACCGGAGCGTGCAGAGCAGGCCGCGAGGGCCGCCGGCACGACCATCGGTGGAAAACCGGCCGCAGCGAAGGCGTGACCCTTGTGCCTGGGGGCTTGACGTGACAGGATTTTGCCTACGGATCGTGGCGCATGGCGTCGCGATCCGGTCCCGCAGGCGATAGGGACGAGGCTCCGCATGGCGGTCGGTCACGAAGAGATCGCAACGCGGAGCCAGCCATGGCGCTCGGATCCGGTGTAACCGACCGAACCGAAACCCCGCTTTTCTAAGCAGGAGCCGACCATGGCCGCAGGACCGCTTACCCAAGTCACGGACGTCGTCGTCCCTGAGATTTTCACGCCGTACGTGCAACAGCTCACCGAGGAGAAGGCACGCATCATCCAGTCCGGCGTGGCCGGGCGAAATGCGCGCATGGACCAGCTCCTCGCTGGTGGCGGTCTGACATTCAACGTGCCATCGTTCCGTGATCTGGACAACGACGCGGACCGCGTTTCGACAGACACGTCGAGCGACAAGTTCACCGGCGGGACCATCGCGCCGACGCCGTTCAAGATCGAGACCGACACCGAGGTCGCGGTCCGGCTCTCACGCAACAACTCCTGGAGCTCCGCCGACCTGGCCGCAGCTCTGGCAGGCGAGGACCCGATGAGCGCGATCGGCGCGCGCGTCGCCTACTACTGGACGCGACGTCTGCAGGCGATCTTCATCGCGACGATGAACGGTGTCGTCCTGGACAACGACGCCAACGACGCGGGCGACTACACGAACGACATCAGCGGCGCGGTGTTTGTCGATGGCGTCACCAACTTCTCTGCCGAGGCGTTCATCGACACCGCGCTCACGATGGGCGACTCGATGGAAGACCTGACCGCGTGCTTCGTGCACTCTGTGGTCTTCGCCCGGATGCAGAAGAACAACCTCATCGATTTCATCCCGGACGCGCGCGGTGAGATCGAGATCCCGACGTTCCTGGGCCGTGAGGTCATCGTGGACGACGGCATGCCGGTCACGACCAACGTGTACGACACGTGGCTCTTCGGGGCCGGTGCGGTGCAGCTTGGCGTCAGCACGCCGCTCGAGGCGACCGAGACGCAGCGGTTGCCCGGTGGCGGCAACGGTGGCGGCCAGTCGGTCCTCTACAACCGCGTTGAGTGGGCGATGCATGCTGTCGGTCACGCCTACACCGGCACCGCCGCGAACGGTGGTCCGGCGAACGGCGCCGGCGCCAACGATATGCAAAACGCCGGCTCTTGGAACCGGGTCTATCCGGAGCGCAAGCAGGTGAAGTTCGCGAGACTGTTGTCTCGGGAGGCGTGAGCCATGAGCACCAAGGCTGCATTCCAGACAGCGATGGGCGGGGCCAAGGTCCCGCTCGGCCCGGTGGCGGAGTTCGTCCGTTCGTCCGGGAACATCCTCACCGAGACGGCGCACGGCCTCCAGACGGGGGCAGGGCCGTACAAGGTGATGACCACCAACGCGGACGCGCCGTCTGGCTTGGTGGTGGCCGTTCACTCGAGTCTCGCGTACACGCCGGCGACCGACATCCAGGACGAGACCGTCACGATCGCTGGCAAGGTCTACACGTGGAAGAACGTGCCGTCTGCGGACGGGGAGGTCGACGTGAACGCGACCGATGCCACAGCCGCGGAGAACCTGGCCAACGCGATCAACCTCGGTCCGGGTGCATCCACGGCGTACGGCGTCTCCATGACGGGCAACGCGACGGTCACGGCGCGCACCGCTGGTGACGTCTGCACCGTCTCGGCGAAGACGCTCGACGCAACGGTCGGCGATGCGATCGCGGTGGCGGAAGCCTCGGCGGGCGCGTGGGCTGGCGGTGGCGTTCTCCTCGCCAACGGTGCCGACGGCACCGACTACTACATCATTGCTCTCGACGCGAACACCTACTCCTTTGCGACCTCGGTCGCGAATGCTGAAGCAGGTACCGCGGTCGCGCTGGCCGACGCCGGGACCGGCGTCCATACGCGCGTCTGTACCGTCGAGACGCTTTCCGAATCGTTCGAGAAAGTCATCACACGGCTCACCTCTCCGGGTGTCCGCGTTCTTCCAGCCGACGAGAACATCGCCGAATTTTGGGCGACTGCAATCGACGGCGTCGCAGGTCACCTGAGCTAGAGGAATCGAACCATGGGCAAAGGCTATCCAAGAGGACACACACGCGGCGCCTTCGTTGGCGGTGCGAGCAAGAGCGGGCTGATCAAGGTCCCGACGGGGACCACGATCACCGTCGATGCTTCGGGCACCGACGGGTTCGGGACGGTCGTCATGGGCGACTTCCCGGCCGGGAACATCTTGTTCCTGGGTGCTGTTGCCTACCTTCAGTTCTCGGGCACCGGGTCGGATGCCGACCTGGATGCGACGTGGGAAGGCGACTACTCGATCGGTACGACGGCGACCGCTGACAACACGCTGGCGACCACTGAGATCGACATCGTCGTCTCGACGGCGCTTGCGGCCGCGACGGCTGAGGTGTCGCCGAAGACTCGAGGCATTTCTGCCAACGGGGACAGCGGCGAGATCCACGACAACACGGACGGCTCTCTGGAGCTCAACGTAAACCTGCTCATCGACGACGCCAACATCGCCGGCGTCGACTCGGTCATCACGGTGACCGGTGAGCTCTACATCCACTACGTCGTCCTCGGCGACGACTAGCCACGAAGGAACGGACACCGATGGAGATTTCCGAAGCCCTGTTGGCACTCGACGCGAGTGTCGACGATCACTGGACCAGCGATGGCGCCCCACGTGTAGACGTGGTTTCGGGCATGGTCGGCCGCGGTGTTGCGCGCGCCGAGATCACCAACGTCGATCCGCACTTCACGCGCGACACGCACCCCATGGTGCCTGCCGCCGATGAGACACCCAGCTCTCCTGCAACGACAACCACGACAGCCACCGAAGCGACCACGACCGGACCGGACATCCCGGTTGTGGTCGCTCCGGACTTCGCTGAGGGCGCGGCCAGGTACACCGCGGCTGGCGATGCCGTGGCCGAGGCGCAGCACGAGCTCGAGCAGTGCAAGCAACGGCTCAAGGATGCGATGAGCGAACAGGCGTGCTGGGCGGCCTTCGCTCCGCGCACCGGCTACGACCACAAGGCGGACCAGGAATCACGCATGGCCGTGATCCGCGCCAGTACGGCGGCCCGAGCTCGTCGCCATGCGGCGCGCGCGAAGGTCACCGGGGGCGAACCGGTCCAGGCACCGATCGACCAGGCGATGGGGCGACCCGCGACCCGACAGAAGCGCGCTCCCATCCCTCACTGAGTCTGACCCGGAGGAACCGAAACGACGATGGCTCGGACGGCACGGAGTACGACGGCGGCTTGGTACTATGCGCGCCGTCGCGCCCTGGCTCACGCCGATCCGAAGCTCGGGCTTGCGGGCACGCACACCTTCCGAGCCGCGGACAGCGGCTTCGACGTCGGTGACGCGTTCCCGAACCGAGCTCGTGCGATCACCGTGGCGGTCAAGGTCAAGCGCACGGCGAGTACCGCGCGGGGCATCATCATCGAGTTCGGCAACGGCACGACGGGGATGGCTCTGTGGATCGCTGGCAACAACGAAGACATCGTGGCGTGCGCCGGCGATGTCGGAGCGGGCGGCGTAACGTCAACCGCGTCGAACGTCTTGCAGACGGACGGCCAGACAGCGAGCGTGGTGTTCTCTGTGATCCCCGGGTCGGGCGAGTTCCGCCTGTGGGTGAACGGCAAGCTCCGCGATAGAGACGCAGCGGCGACGACGCCGTTGCCGAACGGATGGGCGGCTGACTCGGCAGGGGGGATCGGCGAGGTCTCCGGCACGGCGAGCGATCGCATCCCGGCAGGCGACAAAATCACGCTCGTTGGAGCGGCGATGATTTCGCCCGTCACGGTTTACGACGGTCAGAGGCCACGGCACTTCAACGCTGGAGTGAGTTCCGTGGTTTCGATTCTTGGCGCCATCCTCACGGAGTCCGGGGACTTCCTGACGACTGAGGTCGGCGACCACCTGATCGCGGAGTGACAGAAAATGGCGGACATCAAACTCACTGGCCTCGCGGCGATTACTGCGGTCACGTCGACCGACCTTCTCTACTTGGTGGACGACGTCGGCGGCACGCCGACGAGCAAGAAGATCACGGCGGCGGACTTGCTCGGCGGGACGACGGCGGTGCCGTTCGACGTGTACTTGACGACGTTGGCGGTCGGGCTGACCGGCGGCGATGCGTTGCTGGGGTTGATGCACGTCAAGTCGGGGGCGAGTGGTGGGGCCACACCGCTCACGGTGGCAGACGACCTCGTTATTGAGGGGTCTGGTGATGCCGGCATTACGATCATGACGCCGGCCGCGAACACCGGGAACATCTTCTTCGGGGACGAGACGAGCTCGAGCCCCGGGCGCATCACTTTTGCCCATACAGGCAATGTGATGAGTTTCAGGTCAGGGACCGAGCAATTGCGTCTTTCCCCGACTGGTGTCCGCATCGAAGACGGGATGTCCGGAGACCCCACCGACCTCTTCCACGTCGCGGCGTCGGGGAATGCCAGCGCGTTGGTCGTCCGCGACTCAAACGGCTTTGTGGGCTGTGGCATCCTCACGCCGCTCGCACATCTCCACGTCGTGGGTGCGATTGCGACGCAGCTTCGGGTTACCGACTCAGAGTCGAACGCCACGACGAAGACAGGCATTATCCAGGTCCCGCACTACACCAGTGCCGAGCAGCCCGTGGTGATGGGCCACGTCCAGAACAGCCTTACGGATAACATCGTGGCTATCGGTGGGGCGAACAGCAATTTCAACGCAGCTACGCAGATCAGTTTTTGGGTGGCTGCGGACACCACCACGGTCACCGGCGCGTCGATCGCGAGGATGACCTCAGTGGGGCTCCGTGTTGAGTCGGGTGTCAGTGGAGACCCCACCGACCTCTTCCACGTCGCGGCGACGGGTGATGCGAATGCGTTGGTGGTGCGCGATTCGAACGGCTACGTCGGCTTCGGCGAACCCGCTCCGACCGCAGCGATCGACATCGTCGCGACGGGAGCACAGCAGCTTCGCGGAACTAACGTCACGACCGACTCGGTCAACAAGCAGTTCTATATTCAGACGCGGCACTTCCTGCTGGCTGAACAGGACACCGCGTGCATCGTGAACGTCAACACGACTTCCGCCAACGTCATTCAGGTTGGCGGAGGGGCGGGCGCCCTCAACGCAGCGACTTCTATCTCGCTCTGGACGGCAGGCAACAACACCACCACGACCGGCACCGAGCAGATGCGCATCACCAAGGGTGGTGTCCGCATCGAGGACGGGATCACGGGCGCGGCCACCGACCTCTTCCACGTCGCGGCTGCGGGTGATGCGAATGCGATCCTCGTCGAAGACGCGACCGGGGACGTGGGGTTCAAGACGGCAACGCCCGACTTCGATATCGACCTGGACTCGTCAGTA